CCAACCGTGTCGATGATCGACTTCTCGCCGCGAACGATCGCATAGCGGCGGCGGACTTCATCGATCGCATGAGCGTCCGCATCCGGCTCAGCTTCGCGGAAACCCGCCGGCACCGCCGTCGCCTTGTTCAGGTCCTCCAGCGTGAGATCGCCGGCGGGGAACGCCTGTCGCGCCAAGAACCCCAGGCCCGTCTCGCCGCGAGGCGCCAGCTCCTCGTCCAGAAGATCCACGATCTTCGCCTGATAGTCGTTGTTCTTCCGACCCTGGCAGGCGCCATGGTGGCACTTGAACGCGCCGTTGCCGAAGTACGCCGTGCCGGAACTCTCCCGCTGCGTGTGCTCGTCCGCGAAGGGACAGACGATGTCCACGACGCCCTGCTTGGGGTTGGTGTCGAGCACCCGGTCCAGCTCAAAGAGAGCACTAAGATACTGGTCCGGGTTCGAGAGGTCAGCTCGCCCCGTGTCCCGGGACACCGAGCTTCTCGTGATCCCGTCGTCCCAGTCGGGGTCCTGGACGTCCTTCCAGTCGAGCCCGAGCGCCCGGCAGGCGTCTTCCAGGTTCAGCTCCTCAGTGGACGTCTTGGTCCCGAACACCTCCGGCGACGGGGTCCCGTATTTCGGCTTGCCGTTGATCCCTCCCGAAAGCCGCATCGCACGCACCACGTCGAGCGTGCCGGGGTCCGTCATGCCCTGCGCGGCGGCGGCGTGGAGAACCCGCTCCAGGATGAACGGCTGATCCCCCGAGATCCAACGGTCGAGCTTATAGAACCACTGCTGGTTCCCCGGCGACGTCGTCACGAGCCAACGGGGCTTGCCGAACGCGGTGAGGAGGGCGTGAGCGTCGCTCTTGGTGCCGACGTCATCGAACCAGAGGATGCACGTCCCGTCGAAATTCTTCTTGCGCCGGTGCCGGCCGGTCACGCACGAGCCCGAGAAATAGAGGTTGTCGCCCTCATAGAGCCGTTCCTTGCCGGCGCGGCCACCCATGAAGAACTGCTGGTGCTCCGGCGCGTTCGGATCGCCGGGCACGCTGGCGACCCACACGTCACGCCAGCGCTGCCCGAACAGGTCCTCCAACATCTGGTAGACAAGATCTCCCTTGCTGACCAATTGCGGCGGCGCAGCTTTATTCTCTTCCTGCTTCGTGCTAGACATTGTCTGTTCTTAGGAAATCAGGTGCCCGACGCCCTGGCAGGCTCGTCACCACCAGATATGCGAAAGCCGCCCCTCGCCGGGGCGGCTTTTTGTTGTGGTTCAGTTCGTGACCGCGAGGGTGGCGCCCGTCCGGCTGGGCGTCCTCAGCCGAGGGCGCCGCAGGTTGGCATGATCGCGCTCCATCTCGCGCGACTTGGCCTCCTGGTCCGCCATCCAGGCTTCCACGGTGCTCTGACGCCAGACCGAGATGCAGCCGATCCGGGTGGGGGAAGGAAAGGCACCTTCGCGGATCTTTCGGTAGAGCTGTGCTTTGGACATGCCCGAAACCCGGGCCACCTCGGGGCAGCGCAAAAACGGATCGATGGATCGCACGGTGAAGCTCCTCTCTTCGGCTCATGCTGACTCATGTTGTCGATGGCGCGAGCGTGAGCCGCCCGCCGGTGTGCGTCACGGCTGGAAAAGTGGGAGGATTTTCACCTCTCGACATGTCTGGGAGCCGGCGCCGGGGAGAGGAAGTCGCGGAGGAACAGGCGTCGGGACAGAAACTGCTCCGTCGGTGCCAGTCCGCGTGCACTTCTCGTCTGACGCCGAGGCGTCGTCAGAGGGAACGTAGTCAGTGCCTGCGAAGACCTGGATGACGAAGAGGTCATCGACGGGGCGCAAGGCGTCCGAGATCCGGGCCCACGGGATCGGGCGTAGCATTGCGGTCGGTGCACGCGCGAGGCTGACGACGCCGTGAATACGAGTCTTGGGATCAGGGGGGCGATCCGACGCCGGCAGGGCAACTGCGAGCGCGTCTCGCCTCCATGTGGGGGAAGCAGATGAACAGTTAGCAGTTATGACCGCCGAGGAGACGCGCGACCGTCTCCGACGTCCACGGCCAGCCGGCCTGCGTTGCCTCGACCACATCGCCGGCGTCGCGGATGGTCAACGTGCCCACACCGAAGGTGCGGCTGAAGGTCAATCGTCGGGCAGGCGAATCGTCTCGTTGCGGCGGGCGAACCAGGGGAACAGCTCTGCAGGCCGGGGCATCGCGTCGGGCCGGCGGCGGCGCGGAGACGCCAGTTCGACAGCTGCCGCGCGCCGGCCCGCACCTGCGCGGTTTCGTCGCGGCGCTTGGCGGTCGAGTCCAGTTCTCCGCCAGAGAAGTCGACCTGGCGGACGATGTGCGACTGGGGCATCAGAGCCCCCGCCGCGTGTTGCGGACGATCCGCATCCGCTGCACGCGCAGCGCCTTCGCCGGCACCTCCTGCGTCGCCCGCGTCCGCGCCTCGTCAGCATCATGGTCGACTGCGCATAGACGCGGTCGGCGGTCGCAGGGTCTTCCTTCAGGCCGCGATAGATCCAGCTCATCACCCGGAGCCGCAACACCTCGACACAGCCCTCGGGCCAAGGGTCGGGCGTGGCCGGATGCTGCAGGTAGAGGGCGACCGGGGCCGCGCCGGCGGCCTCGCACTGGACCTGGTTGTCGGCGATGTCGTAATCGACCGGGAGATCGTTCACCCAGACCTGAAGCACATGCAGGCAGCCGGCCGGCCTCGCGAAGCGGTCCGAGAAGCCGGGGATCGGCGACGAGCCGGTGCGGACCAGCGTCGCCGTCGTCTTGCCGAGGCCCCAGCCATGCGCCTCGATCAGCAGCAACAGCTCGGTCTCGTAGGCGTCAGGGGTCGTGATTCACTCCGGCGAGCCGTCACCCTCCACGCCGACGAAGTTCTCGCCGGTGCGGGTCAGCGCGGAGTTGATGACGGACAGCTTGTCGTAGAGGGGCATATGGCGAGGGTAGAAGCCCCACCGGGGGCAAGCACTGCACCCAGCTGCCTTGGGCCAACACGGACTTACATGCGTTCCCGGACCGTCTCGAGAATCATTGCTCTGCCCAGAATGGCAGCACTATAATCCGCCTACTAAAGATGGAAGGCGATAGCTATGAACATGAAGCCCCTGACGGACATCCAGTTTGGCTTTTCGGACGCAGAGAACTATCGCCGCCGTGAGAATAAAGAGCTCTTCAACAAGATCTTCCTGAGAACAGATGCTCTCAAGAAAATTGAGCAGCCGAGTACCTTCTTCCTTGTCGGCGAAAAGGGTACAGGGAAAACAGCCTATGCGGTGCATCTGTCGAACACCCAGACGCCTTCGATGATATCGGCGCACAAATTTATACGTGAAACGGACTACCACAAATTCATCTCAATGAAGTCGAGAGAGCACCTTCAGCTATCGGATTATGTCGATATATGGAAGGTTATTCTGCTTCTGCTTATTTCTCGTGAGGTTTACGAGAGGAAGACATTCCATGATTTGCTTCAGTACCCCAAATTCAAAGTGTTGAATGCTGCGATCGACGAGTACTACAGCAACGCATTCTCGCCCGAGATTATTAGCGCCCTTAAAATTGTTGAGGATACCGAGACTGCTGCGAAGATCATGGCGAAGCATGTTGTTGTAGATGCGTCAGTGGACGCGAAGGCAAAGACAAGCGTTGCGAGCGAAAAAGCAAGCCTCCAGATTAATCTTATGTATATTCGGCAGAGATTTGAGGAGGCTCTTTCTTCCCTGAAGCTGCACAAAGGTGTGACGCTCTTTATCGATGGGATCGATATTCGGCCTGGAGATATTGAATTTAAGGATTATCTTGGATGTATTAAGGGGCTTGCGAATGCTGCATGGAGTCTAAATAACGATTTCTTTCCAAGCATCAAGGATTCGAAAGGGCGAATTCGTATAATTATGCTTGTTCGGCCTGATATATTTAATTCGCTTGGCCTGCAGAATAGGAATACGAAGCTTAGGGATAACTCGGCCATACTGAGTTGGATTACTGATTATAATAAACATAGGACGAGCGAGCTGTTTCTTATGGCTGATAGGCTGTTTGGCTCGCAGCAAGACCGCCCCGTTGCTATCGGAACATCTTGGGATCACTATTTCCCGTTCAACGCGAGCCGATTGTCGTCGGAACAGGTTGGTTTCAGCTCATTCATTTCCGTTCTGCGTTACTCAAATCATAGGCCCAGAGATATTTTGACTATTCTTGATATCCTGAATATGGAATACCAGAAGGGCGATGATAAATCTCGCGTATTCCGATATGAGGATCTTCTTACGTCGGATTTTAAGAAGCAGTATGGCGAGTATTTGCTTGGTGAACTTAAGGATGGCTTGTCGTTTTATTATAACGAGGCTGAGTTTGAGCTGTTTCTTAAGTTCTTTGAGTACTTAAATGGCAGCAGAAAATTCACATACGAAGAATATATAGAGTTCTTTAATCAGTATGCCGACTTCATCGTATCCTCTGGGCAAAAGAAACCATCATTCATGAAGTCGGGCGATGATTTTTTGCAGTTTCTTTATGATCAGAATGTCATATGTTATATTGAGGAAACGGACGATGAGCCGTTTATTCGCTGGTGTTTTCGAGAGAGAAGCCTTTCCAATATATCGCCGAAAGTAAAAATTGGGCATCAATATGAAATACACTATGGCCTGTCAAATACACTGAATACGGGAAAGCATATACGGTCAGTGACTGCGAAAGTGCTCTCGCGTCAGGATAAAAGAAAGAGTGGTTCGATCAAGTCGATTCAGCGCCAGAAGGGGTTTGGGTTCATTGAGGCGGATGAGCTCGGTGTTGACCTTTTCTTTCACCGAAAGGACTGCGTTTCGTGGAATGATCTTGTGCAGGGCGCGACCGTTACGTTCAATTTGGCGAAGGATGAACAAAGTCGGATATGCGCCAAGAATGTTGAAATGAGTCAGCCCACGCCGAAATTGGCGTCAGGGTCCGAATCTCAGAGTGAGAGGGAGGCACGGCCGAGGAGGGGGCGGCGGCATAGGCGAGATGCGAGATAGAGCCTATCAAATTGCCGTTGATTAGCATGATGGTACTGCGAGGCGGTCAAGGGCCCCGCAGTTAAGCCAAGCGACGATAGCTGAGCTGTTGTCAGAGTTTCTGGCGAGATTGCTTCGGTTCGGCTTGTGCATGTGCCTCCGTCTCCGTTTCCTTCCACTCCTCCGGGAAGTTCGCCAGCGCATGCCGTGCGTCGATCTCGTACATGACGGCGGGGCCGTTGGTGACGTGGTAGATGGTCTTGAACATGGTCGGTCCTCGGGTGTGTCGGTGTCAGCAGCGGCGCGCCGGCGTCAGCAGAGCTCGGGCGCGATCCAGGCGGCGAGCGTGATGGACGGCGTGGTGCCGGCGAGCGCGGCGCGCTGCTGGGCATAGCGCAGAATGTAGGGGCCGATCTGGTTGGTGATCGGGATCTCGAGCCGCGTCGCGGCCTTGCCGAGCATGGGGACGGCGAAGGACGCCGGACAGATCGTCGGCACGAGACGGCCAGCCGCGGCGGCGGCGAAGTCCCGGACCGCGAGCATCTCGACGTTCCCGTTGGCGAAGGCCGGGTCGTTCGAGCCGAGCAGCTGGAGCTGGTACGTCTCCTCGCCGCTCGACAGGTCGAGGCTGGAGACGTCGAGCACGAGATACCCCTCGAACCGGCCGGGGCCGAGGTCAATCTGCGTCTGGATGGCGTTGATGTAGCCGGTCGCGGTGAGCGTCTGGCCGTTGGCGAAGGCGGTGGCGACGTCGAACGGCACCGGGCGCGTCGGCAGGACGCTCGGCAGGACGTTGTTGGTCAGCGGCATGATAGGAACTCCGAGTAGGCGTGATGGCGCCGATTGGTGCCGGCGCGACCGATCAGGCAACGATGGTCTGGGTGGTGACGAAGGTGAGGCGGGCGGCCGAGCGCGGGTGCTCGCGGGCGATACCCCAGTCCCATTTGATGTGGGTGGAGAGGAACGGCGTGCCCTTGATCAGGCCCTCGTCCTCGACCGCCAGCGCCGTCTGCTCGATGCCGTAGAGCTTGCCGTCGCCGAACGCGACGCAATAGATCGAGCCCGTGATCGCCGCGCCGCCGCCGGTGCCGACCTCGCTGAACGGCAGTAGGTCGGCCGTGTCGTCCGGGTCGTAGCCGTAGAGGATGGGCAGGCCCTTGTAGCGCATGACCCGGCGGCCGAACTCGTTGACGCCGTTGTCGTAGACCAGCGACTGGCCGGTGAGGTTCGGGTTGCGCGCGGCGATGTCGAGGAACGGCATCAGGCCGTGCGGGAAGATCCAGTGCGTCGGCCTGTTGACCAGCCAGAACAGGATGTCGAGGTTGCCGAGCGACAGCGCGGCCCCGCCGGCAGCGACCGAGTTGTGGATCAGGTTGGTGCCAACGGCGTTGCAGCGCGACTGTAGGCCGGCCGGCTGCTTGGCACTGCTGGCCGTGTTGTCGCCCTTGATGATGATTTGGCTCGCCATCTGCGCCAGGGCGATGGTCTTCAGCTCCTGCTGCTTGTAGCGGTGCGTCGGGCCGAGCCGGTCGACCATGGCGCGGTCGACCTTCACATACTCGTCGATCGGGAAGGTGTCCTCCTCGCGCAGGCTGAAGCTGCCGGTCGACTCGTTGCCGTTGGCGTTGAAGTTACGGAAGCCGACCGACGGCAGCGACGCAATCTCCTGAAACTCCTTCTTGCCGTTGTTGGCCGGGAGCATGGGGAAGGCGGCGAGCACGTCGGACGTCTTGACCATGTTCTCGACGAAGGTGCGCTCCGCCGACGTCTCCGGCAGCGTCTTCGCCTATTCTGACCATGCGGCTGAACGGCCGGCCTAACTGGAAGTCGATGCCTAGAGGACGACTCGGTTCAGATAGAATTGGGCAGAGGACGATGCCAGGGGGCTGTCGTGGCTGTTCCAAGTGTTCCGTGCGCGTCAGAGGCGCCCTAGAGGCTGGCGCGTGTGGACCGCGGAATCGGCCGGCTCGACGGCCGGCGCTTGTGTCTGCACGTCGCGGCGTCGAAAGGCCGCCATCAAGGCTTATTGGTCGGCCATCAGGTGCGCGATGGCGATCAAGAGTTGCGCCACCACGTGCAAGAGGGCGCGAAATTGTAGCAATCGTTGAGTGCCTATAGAGCGGCGGGGCGCGTCATTGATCCCAGTTGGGCGGCGAATCAGTGGCTGGCTCGTTGGGTGCGCCCGCGTCTTCGGCCATGAGTTGCGCCTTTCGGCTGTCCTCCGTTGCCTTCTCCCACGCACGCGGATCGGCGCGGCGGCGCTCTCCATCCTTTCGGGTCGAGGTGTACCCATAGATCTCTGCCGACCGAAATGCGTCGCCTCGAGCGGCAACACCTTCTTGCCGGGCTTCGTCGCGCTCGCTGTCGGTGATGACGCCATCAAACTCCTTCCAGCCTGCTCCATGTGGGTCTGAAGCTCCGACCATCACGGCGCCATGATCCTCAACGGCTTGTCCGATCTTGATTCCTCGCAGTCCCGCTATCCGATGTAGGGCAAGCACATCTGCCCGAAGCGAGGCCTCGTCTCGAGGTGGACGGCCGATCTTGCCCGGCAGTCGGCGAAGGATCAGCGGGGCTCCGCTCGTCGGCTCGACAAACGATCTGAGATCATTCGCCACCACTGCGGAGCTCGGCACGTCGACGGTGGCGAGGAGTTGATAGAAGAACGCCAGAAGTCGAGCCCCCCGCGGGCCGACCTCACCGCCCTGCGGCTCCGATACAATCGGATCGTCGGTGCCGTTCATCACCCGGTTCAGCGTCCTTGTGAACTCGCCAGGGATTGCGCTCACCATTAGGTCGCGCGCCATCGAAACAAGCTCCCTGTCAAACGCGGCTTCGGCGGCGGAGGTGGCGTCAGCTTGGCGACCGGCCTGCGTGTCCAGGATCTCATCCAGCATGGCGTGAAGCTCGGCGCGGCGCGTCATCAGATCGCCTCCCGCAGCGCGACGACGTTCTCGGCGGGCTTGCCTTCGATGAAAGCAGCCCAATCGCGCATCAGCCCTCGCCGCTTCTCCAAGGCATCGCCTCTGCGATAGGCGCGCTCAACGGAGTCACCGACAAGGTGCGCCAAGGCCGCTTCGGCCACCTCGCGCGGATAGGGCGTGCACTCGCCTGCCCAATCGCGAAAGCTGGAGCGGAAGCCGTGCGGCACGAATCCCGTCTCGCCCATCCGCTCCAGCAATTGCGAGAATGCCATGTTCGACAGCGGGCGCCCTGCGCGACCGCCCGGGAAAACGAATGCTGCCGGGTCATTGTCGACGTTAAGCGCCAGCACAAGGCGCAGGATCTCGTCAGCTCGGCGTGTGAGCGGGACGCGGTGTTCCTTACCCGCCTTCATCCGGGCCGCTGGCACGGTCCAGATACCGGCCTTGAGGTCGATCTCTGCCCAGGTGGCGCCGCAGACTTCGCCCGACCGGGCGGCGGTGAGGATCAGGAACTCCAGGGCGAGGGCCGATGTCGCGTTGCGCCCGCGCAGCCGGGACACGAAAGCCGGGACCTGGTCAAACGGCATCGCGGGTTGGTGTCCGCGCTTGAGCTTCTGGCGCTTGGACAGAAGTGTGTCCAGGTGTCCCCGCCAGCGGGCCGGGTTCTCGCCGGTGCGAAGCCCCTTTGCCTTTGCGGCATCGAGCACGCGCTCGATCCGTCCGCGCAGCCGCGACGCGGTCTCCTGCTTGTCGGACCAGTGCGGTCGGAGAACTCGAAGGACGTCTTCGGTGCCGATCTGGTCGACCGGCTTGTTACGGATCTCGGCGCAGTAGCTGTCGCCGAGGGTCTGGCGCCATTGGTACTCGTGCTTGGCGTTTCGGAAGCCGGCTTTGATGCTGTCGATCAGGTCGTCCGCGAAGGCGCCGAACGTCACGACCGATCGCGCCGTGGCGGCCTCCTCGGCTTGGCGCCGCTCGCGTTCCGCTTTCGGGTCGATGCCGCGATCCAGCATGGCGCGGCACTCGGCAGCACGTGTTCGGGCCTCTGCCAGCGTGACGGCGTGCTTGCCGGCCGCACCCAGACCAATCTCCGTCCGTTTGCCGTTGCGCGTGTACATGAAGATCCAGCGGCGACGGCCATCCTCGCTCAGGAACAGGTAAAGCCCTCCGCCGTCGCTGTGTCGGCCGGTGGTAGCAAGTGTCTCGATGGCGCGGGCAGAGAGCTGGTGGAGCTGGCGAGCCATGTGGTGTCCTGAGCTGGGGCCGGAAGTCCGTCAGAAGTGGGACCCGAATACCCGGTCCCACTTTCGGTCCCACTTCTAGATGGAGACCGTATGAGACCTCAAGATAGCATATGAGACATCATCGTGC